TCTGATAACTTTGAGACGACCGAATCGTCGCCCGGTCAGATCGTTCTTCATCTAGCTACTCTGTGATTTGATGCCTGAAACGCAGGATTAGCAAACTATTGCAGGCATAGCAATAGGAGAAGTACATGGCGCAGAGAATTGCCGGAATCGCCTTCCTCAAGGTCGATGGGAGCATCTACCCGTTGAAAGGCAACTTCACCGTCTCACCGTCATCGCTGGAACGCGCGGGCATCGCCGGCCAGGACTATGTCCACGGTTTTTCCGAAATGCCACGGGTGCCGTTCATCGAGGGCGATGTATCGCTGGTGCCTGCCTTGTCGATGGACACCGTGCAAGCGGTGATCAATTCGACCGTCACGGCGGAACTGGCCAACGGCAAGAACTACGTGTTGCGAGAGGCGTGGTGCAGATCGGCGCTTGAACTCAATACGCGGGAAGGTCAGACGCGGGTTCGTTTCGAGGGAATCAGCTGCGACGAAATCTAAGAGGAAACAAAAATGACAACAGAAACAGCAAACGGCAAGGTCGTCAATCTGCTGAAGGTAACGCTGTCAAAATCTGTCGTTGCCAACGGAGAAGAAGTTATGGAATTAAGTTTTCGTGAACCGACAGGTGGCGATATAGCGAACGTTGGCAATCCGGTAAGTGTCGATTTTGCGTCCGATCCGCCGAAGATCAATTACGACGCCAAAGCCATGACGCAAATGCTGGCGGTGTTGGCAACTGTGCCTCCTTCAACGATCAGACAGCTGACGGCAAGAGACTGGGAAACGGCGGCATTGCTGATCACAAATTTTTTCCTGCCGGACCCGTCGAAGATATCATTCTAGATTGCTACCGATTGGCGCAGCACTATTCGGTTGATCCGGCGATTTTTCTCGACAAACCATTAACCGAGTTGCTGCGTGACATGCATTGGACCGACCTGCTTCTGCAGAAGCAGCGTCCGCCCGAGGATGTGTGATGGTGGATCAACGTACCGAATTTGAAATAGCACTCAAGGATAATATTACCGAGCAGCTAAAAGAAATATCCAGACAGCTGCGCGAATTGAACAAGCTGGCAAAAGAGAGTGGAGAACTCCACGTTGCGACTGTTGAACATCTGCAGAAATCACATCACAATCTGGCGCAGACTGCCCGCGAAACGCTGCGACGGTTCAATGAATTCGGCAAATCAGTCATTGATTTCGGCAAAGATGTGCTTGGTGTCGGCGGCGTTGTTGCCGGCATCAAGCAGACTGCGCGGGCCGTCAATGAACTTGTTGTCAGTCAGACCCAGCTAAGGAATTTTTCACACGATACCAATTTTACGGTCGAGCATATTGAAAGCATGCGGGATGCTCTGTCGGCGATGGGCATGACCACGGCAGAATCCAACAAAATCATTTCGACTTTCGCCAACAAGATTCAGGGCTTGGAGACATTTCGCGAAGGCAGTCCGCTCTATATGGGACTGGCGGATATGAAAGAACGAGGTCGGGAGTTTGCCCAGCATCTGCTCGGGGAAATCGGCGACTACGAACAGGTGATGAAGGATATCCTTCAATTTTATCAGACCTTGTCACCTCGTGCCCAAAAATACTTTGCGCAGATGCTTGGTGTATCTCCGGCTGTTCTTATGGAAATGGCTGACATACAGCAGGAGATCGATAACAAGCTTGGTCCTCGTTACAAGATGAACGAAGCGGAATTACGCCGGTATATGGTCAATACAACCGTCCTGACCAAGTACATGGAGGATGAATTCAAACGCTTTGCCGATCATGCGTTGCCGGATATCAACAAGGTGTTGGAAGATATCAGGGCATATACGGAGAACAATCACGGTCTTAGCGAGTGGCTGATCGGCGAATTCGAAGCGATCAAACGCGGAATAGAACAGGAAAAAGAGGATTTTGAAGTCCTGAAAAAATGGTTCGAAAACTTTACAAATTTTTGGGCCAACCGTCCCGACGAAGAAACCACGAAAATGCTGGAAGATGCCAAGAGAAAAGCGTTGCATCCGGAATTGCGTGGCGAACTCGGTGAACAGAAACTGGACAATATCAAACAGGGCTACAAGCTGCTTGACGATATTGATCGCATTTTGAAGCGTTTCTCGACAACGGCAATCGGCTTTGGCGCAGCCAATTATTGGGGAAGTGCGGCGCCGGCCTATAGTTCGGCAATTGGCGATGGCGGTACTGGAAAGCCCGGCGGCGCAGCGGGAGCTGCTACGGAAACCGGCACTGGCAGCGATAAAAGCGGCGCTGCAGGTGATCCGGCTGTTCCATCCGATGTATTGGCGACAGCCGAAAAGGTTGCGTTGCTTGGCGGTGCGGGCGCCGTTTCTGATTTCATGCGCAAACAGGGCTATCCGAAGAATGGCGCGTGGTGTGGCGAATTTGCCGCGTCGGTGATCAAGGCAGCTGGCGGCACACCGCCCAGAAATCCGGAGGTTGCCAGCAACTGGCGCAATTACGGCGCTCCTGTCGATGTTCCGCAGCCGGGCGACGTAGCCATCAGGAGAGGCGTTCCGACCGGTTCTACTGGAAGCCATGTCACCATTGTCGAGGGCGTCGATCCGCAAACCGGCCGCTTTGTTGGCATCGGCGGCAACCAAGGGGGCATTCGTTCAAGTTTTCCGCTTCGTGGCTATGAGTATCGTCGTGGCTCTACGGCAGAAGAGAGGGATCGACTGGATAAAAATTCAATCTGGAATAAGCCGAGTGCGGATATCACCTTTTCATTCAGGAATGTGCCATCCGGTGTCAAGACCAATGCCGACGCTGACGGCATGTTTGACAATGTTCGGGTAGATCGCAGCAAAGCGATGTCAGCACAGGAATAAGGATTATGGCGACACGCGAAGAACTGGAAATCATGCTGCGAGACAGCATCACGCCGGGTTTGCGGGCAATTGCGCGTGAATTGCGTGAACTCAATCAGACTGCCAAGGATACGGGCAGCACTCAGGTTGCGGGCAATGTCGACAATCTTGCCAGATCGTTTCGCGGGTTATCCGAAAGCACGAATTCAGCGCTCCGCGGCCTGACGGCAGTTGGCAATTATGTTTTGGGATTCAGCAAGGCGGTGCTCGGCGTAGGCGGTGCAGCCGAGGGCATTGAACGCCTGACCGAAGGCCTGAAGGAATTCGCCTATAGCACGGTGCAAATGTCCAATTTTGCGAAGGATACGAAATTCACGACAGAAAACATTTCTTCAATGCAATATGCCATGCAGGCAATGGGCAAGAGTACGCAGGAAGCCAATTCATATATCGGGGCGTTTGCCAGCAGACTGGATGATCTGGAAACCTACCGGCAAGACAGTACATTCTTTAAACAGCTGGAAGCGATGCCGGGCAGGGGGGCGCAATTTGCATCAGGTCTGCTGGAGCAGATGGACAAGGGCGCCAGTCGAGAAACTCTGAAAAATCAGATACTGGATTTTTACGAAAGCGTCAGGACACCGGCCAAGAATTATCTGCAGCAGATTTTTGGTGTGCCAGCCAGTGTGTTCAAGGATTTGCGCGAATATCAAAATATTGTCGGCGCCACCTTCGATATTAACGCGCAATCGGCGCGCAAGTTTGTGATCAACAACACTGTCCTGACAAAATATATGGAGGAAGAGTGGAAGCGGTTTGCCGATCATGCATTGATCGACATCAACCGGGTTGGAGATTCGCTGGTGAAAGGCGTCAAGGACCAGCACGGCTTCAGCGAATTTCTCAAACAGGGCTGGAATGAATTGACGGTGATACTGCAGCAGGACAAGAAAGACCTTCTTGATCTCATTGAACTTGTCAAGAATGTCACGAAAACGGTCACGGAAGCCAAGGAGTTCGTCAAAGAAAGTTTTGAAAAAACTCCGGGAGAAATCACCAAGGGACTAGGTGAACGACCTGCCGAAGGCACCGATTCATTTCCGTTCTTGAAAAAGTTTTTCCCGGACCCGGAGAGCGCTGGTCAGCGTTTGCAGGGAAGCTTTGCAGCACTGGAGGAAATGAAGATACAGCAGGAGAATACGCGGTTATTGGAAAGCATTCGCGATACATTGCAGAAAATGGAAGAAAAGAAAGGCGGCGGAGTCGGTTACGCGGGTAGTGCTGCCGGTCCATATACCGGGTCAAGAAGCGGCAGTGTTCCAAGCACAGGTGGCGGCGGCGTTGCGCCATATCCCGAGGAATTCAAATTTCCTGCTCCGGGGACTGCTCCCGCTGCGATCCGCTACAACAATCCGGGCGCCCAGTATCCCAGCGAGGAAGCCAAACGATTCGGCATGACCGGTGCAGGGCAGATCGGCGGTGGCCATCTGATTGCGGGATTTCCAACTCCCGAACAAGGACTGGCATCCAATATGGATTTGCTGTCGCGCAAATATGTCGGCATGACCATAAGCGACGCCATTCGAAAATGGAGTGGCGGCAGCCGCAGTTCGGTGCCGGGTTTTCGTGGTGATGAAGTCATCACGCCAGAAATGGCCAAAGACCCGAATTTCATGTTGCCGTTTTTTCGCCAGATGCAGCGTGCGGAAGCAGGCAAGGAATGGTTGACTGAAGAACAGATGAAACGCGGTTATGACATTTATCGTTCTGGTGGTACCAAGGCGTTTCGAGATCGTATGGACGAAGCGGCGGCTCGTCGAGATGCAGCGGCCAAGGGATCGGCTAACGTCACAGTTGATTTTGGCAAACAGCAGTCGGACGCCAAAGGCACCGCGGATGCCGCATTAACCGGTGGTCCGTTCAAGGAAATTAAAATTGGCCGTGAGCCGCAGTCGGCCAAAGCGGGCGACCCCGCCGATTTCAATTCGCGTTGGTACTTTCAGTAATGGTCGGCAAGGCGACCGAGCAAGCGACACTGATCATCAACGGACAGGATTTTATCGATTGGGAAACCGTGCTGGTGCGTCACGCTGCGCGCGAAAGCCCGGCCTATCGTTTTCGTTTTACCTGTTCGGAAGCTGCACCGATCGCGCAAAACTGGGGCAAGATGCAGATCAGACCCGGTGACGATTGCCAGATCAAGCTGGCCGGCGAAGCTGCATTTACCGGCAAGGTATCGACACGTCAGGTTTACTACGACAAGTCGCGGCACTACGTTGAAATACAAGGCGCGTCTCCCGACTTGGCTTTGACGGCGGCAAGCCCGGTCACCAAAACCATGGAGATGAAAAACGTCGATTTTTCGCAGATCGCCCGTCAATTATTACAGCCTTTCGGCATGCAAATGGTGGTGGAAGGCGGAACGTTGCCGACGTTGAAATTCCCGCGCGTATCGCTGACCCATGGCTTGAGCGTGTTTGATCATTTGGATTTATATTCGCGTGCGATAGGCGCAGCATTCACATCCAATCCACAGGGACAATTCGTGGCACTGATGGGGCCAAGCGGCGGTTCTGATACAGTAATCGAAGGCCAGAATATTTTAGTCGGTCGAGAAATCATCTACAATCCCAGCATGGAAAGCATCGCACCCACGGCAGGTCAGGGCACTGCCAATGACCAGAAATGGGGGCCTGCGGTTGCTTCATCGCCGTTCGTAATCAAGCAGATGCTCAATCTGGCCAACAGTTATCAACCTTTCACCCTGTTGTCGGAGCTGCCGACGTCCGACAACAACCATCTCAATGGTCGTGTCGGCACCGAACACAACATGATGAAGGAAGATCGCGTCACCGTATTTGCTACCGTGTATGGCTGGCTGCGTCCCAGCGGAGGACTGTGGCAGCGCAATCAGACAGTTCACGTCAAATCACCAATGCTGATCATGGACGATGATTTAACGGCAAAGTCAGTCACCTTTACGCAAGACAATAATGAAGGCACCAGAACCACACTTGAACTCTGTAATCCGCTTGCTTTTGCCGGTGGCGTCCCGGAGGCATGATAATGGCAAATGAGCGACAAACTCTGTCAATGCTGGCGAATACGGTTCGCATGTCGATGTCGCGTGCCACGGTACGCGAATTCGATGATGAACATCTGCTGCAGCAGGTCAAGTATGCCGATGTCTATCATTCCGAAACGCCGAGTGATTTCGAGCGCTGGCAGATGGTCGGATTGACTTCGACACCATTGAAGCAGGATCAGGAAAAATCAGACCAGCAGCAATCAAAACAGGGTCAGGATACGCAAGGAAACCCCGGCGATAATCCAGGTGACTGGAATCACAATCAGCCCAAAGGCAAAGCTGCCGAAGCGGTGATGCTTTATCTCGGCGGTTCACGCAGTCATCCCATTGCCATGGTGGACGATCGGCGGGTGCGACCCTATAACGTGCCGGAAGGCGCGACTGCGCTCTATGCTGCGTCCGGTACCGGACAGTTATTCTACCATAACGATGACGGCTCGCATGTCATCGCGACCAACAATCCGAAATACGACAATAGCGGTGGTGGCGACGGTGGATCGTCGGGCGGCAATGGAAGTGCTGTTGCGACGGTTCGCGATCTGTCGATCTCGGCACGGGCGACCGGCACCAGCGGCGGCCAGCAACAGAAAGAGCGTTACGCTTCGCTGCGTCATGTCAACAAGCAGCCGCAGGACCGCAAGATTCAAAGTGGTGGAAATGGATCATCCGGAGGATCAGGCCAGCAGCAATACAGCCACGAAGGCGAAAGCGTCAACACCGAAGTTCGCTGTACGTCGAGTCGAATCGAGTTTCGCGTCGGCGGCAACGTCGTCGGCTATTATGATCAGCAAGGATCGAAATGGTCGCTCACCGGTGAAATTCATCTGGGCGACGACAGCGCATCCAATCCGGTTTACGGCGTCAACGGCGGCAAAGGCCAGACGTCCAAGATCACAGGATCGGGTGCTGTACTGATCAACGCGCCCAATCCGGGACCGCCGACGTCAATGGATAACCAGCCATTGCTGAATCGTATTGCCTATCTCGAACAGCGCGTGGCCATCCTTGAAGCAAGGTTGTTTAATCTCCCATGAGCCAGATCAGCGACTTCCACAATCCATGGCGCGACATGCTGATACAGCAGGCGTCCTTTCGCGGCATCATTTTCCACGTCGAGACGGGCACAAAAATGGGGGGCCGACGAACCGTGGTCCATGAGTATCCAAAGCGCAATGATCCCTATTCCGAAGACATGGGGATGCAGGCGCAGCGGTTCAGTTTTCAGGGCTACCTGATCTATCGACCCGATAATGCCGTCTATAATTATGTTCGCCAGCGCGTCGCACTTTATTCGGCACTGGAACAGGACGGTCCTGGCCTGCTCAAGCATCCGGTCTTCTGCCCGCGCGGTCTGGATGTGATGTGTGAGCGCTTTTCCATGATCGAAAATCGCACGCGCGGCGGATTTACCGAATTTGAAATGCAGTTTGTCGATCTGGGCACGGCCGGCAATTCGCAGCAGGTTGTCAATACGGTGATGCAGGTCACCTCGCAGGCCAATGCGACAGACGCGGCGACGACGTCGAACGCCAATTCGCTCGGAACACCGGCCGCACAGCTGGCAGCAGGGATTGCCCCGGTATGAGCGTCGGCACCGAGAAGCAGCAGCTGGCCGCCATCATCGATTCGATCTGCACCTACATGCTGCAGATGGTATCGGCCAAGGGCGAGCAGGCCGCCAACTTCCGCCAACAGGTCAATCTGGTCCGCGTCCATGGCCTGTCATACCTCAACGACAATGTCTTCGGCACCAACCTCTATAATTGTTTCGTGACGGGCCGGACATTGCCGATCACGGCAGATATGGTGATGCGGGTGCGACAGCAGATCACGGCGCTAACACCGACGTCGCCACTGGCAACGATGGTCTACGACAGCGCCATCCAGTATTGCCTGACAACGGAATGCATCCTGATCACGCAAATGACATTCACATCCCGCAACGACACCCAGACGATGATGAAGCGGATGACCGACGCCTTCAATATCGCCCGCGACAACGCCGCCGAACGCATGGACAGCGCCACCTACCAGAACCTGACCTATCTTGCCGGCTCGATCGTCAACTATCTCAACTCGACGGGACTGACATTGCCCAGAGCAGTGCAATTCAATTATCAGGTCAGCTGGCCATCGCTGACCATGGCCAACCTGATCTATCACGACGCCTCGCGCGCCGAAGAGATCGCGCAGGAAAACAAGGTGGTGCACCCGCTGTTCTGCCCGCGATCGATCACGGCACTGTCGGCCTAGCCCAATGACCGACATCCGCATCATCAACAGCGTCACGCTCGAAGCCACCACGATGGACTGGCTGCTGCAGCCAGACGGCACGCTGGACGAATCGAATGAGCTGGCGACCGCAATCTGCGTGGCGCTGGGTACCGACATGCTGGCGTCGCAGGACGAAGTGCTGCCCGATCCTGATTCGACCGACCGGCGTGGCTGGTGGGGAAATTATCAGGCCGAAGAAATCTGGAACGGCTGGTCGATCGGCGGGCGGCACTGGCTGTTGCGCCGGGCCAAGATCAGCGACGCCGTCAGCAGCGAAGGCTCGACCCTGCAACGCGCGGTCAATTACACCCAGGACGCCCTGCAACCGTTCGTCGATCAGAAAATCTGTACGTCGTTCACCGTCGAGGCCGAAAGGATCGGCGATACTCAGATCGACGTCATCGTCAGGATTTATCGCGGGCCGCTCAACGACATCGATCTGCGTTTCCAGATTTTGTGGCCGCCGGTCTAAAGGAATT